TTATAACATCGACAGGAGGACCCGATTCAGCGGAATTGTTGTTCCCAGACGAGCAGTGGCTGGATCCATATACGGGTGTTCCAGTGAATATTCTGCGGATCAGTACTACGAACATATCGACTTCAAGTTATGGTGTGGTGAAGTACGATGGACTTCCATTGACACAGGCGTACACACCTTTGCGCTTGTTCCAGAATACGATCATTTTCAATGGCGCAGGAGTAGGACCACAGGTGGTAACTTGGACCGATCGTGTGACGGATGTGTCAAGACCTTTGACAATCGACAACAATGGAAACAACACGTGTACTGCACAAGGTTTGTCGAGTTATACTTCAACAACTGCAACCACAACGCGTACAAATGTCAACACTCCAACACTGGACATGACAATTGGTTCTGGCAAACAATTCACAGCACAAGCAACAACCACAGCAATTGGTGCAATTACAGCAAGTGCTGTTATAGCGCAACCAGCTGTTACTCCTTACCTGAGCGAATCGATTGTGGAGTTCAAACCTGTGTACAATTCAGCGAGTGCATCAGGAGGCAACGAAAGACAGTCAACTGCAACAATTCAAGCAAATCAGACAGTGCAAATGATCAAAGCTTTGACTGGAGAAGCCAAGGGATTGTTAACAGCTGGAAGAGGATACCTGTTTGCATTGCGAGACAAGGCAACTGGTTTGGGTGTTGCGTATCTTCGGTTGAATTCGAATGGATTGTTAACAGCAACACGTACAAATACACAAGTGCTGTATCAGCTGGCCAATTATACTATCGAGCCAGTGGGGCAAATTTCGGATGCAGATCCTGTACCAACGAATGCAACGTTTGCGCAGAACAATTTGTTGTGCTCAATCAGAGACAAGAAGTCTCTAGCTCCTTATTACAAAGCGGAGGAGCGCAGGGAAGCAAGGATGAACCAACTTTCCTTGAAAATGTATGCCGAATGTCAAATCAGCGATCCTACAAGCGATGGCGGCAGCAATTGCGGGAGCGGAGACAGCAGCGAAAGCGATTGAGGCTGGAGGTGGACGACGTGCAGCAAGCACTGTTGAATCATCACATGCAGGAGGGGAAATTAGATCAATGGGATCAAATCCATGGTCAGAACACTCAAGTAATACTTGGGCAACCTACAATGATCAACCAAGAAGTAATTCATGGAACCCACCAGCGTATTCAGAACAACATCCAGGAAATTGGGGATCAGGAACAAACTCATTACAACCATCAGATTCGCCGAACGGTTCTAACAGACAAAGTTTTGATTTGTCAAGCACGGATGGAAATGCTGTTTCTTCTCGGTAAGAAGCTCGGGTTACGGAACATGGTGCTGGTGCTGAAGCTGAACAACGAAGAGGTCCGGTTACTATGGGACGTCACAACACGTTCAATCCAACAGCTCGCAGCATTGGTCTTACAGTACCGGCCGCAGTGCATGGAGCATTCGATCTTGCTGGAAAAGTTGCTACAGGAAAGATTTCTGGATCAAATCAAATCGCGTCGCAAAACAACCAATACAACAACATGGTCAAAGGATATAACCAAGTCATGTCTCAGAAGTTGGGTGCCTATGCTCAGGCAGGATTGCCATCCTACCTTGCATATGGCGGTGGAGGCGGAGCTGGACTCCCTCCCACTGCACAAGTGCAGCACGGTTCTAGTGCCTATACTTCTCGAATCCTGGGAAACCCGCAGTCTGTACCTATCACTGGTACTCTTGCTCAATCCACTGCTGGATTCGGAAATATTCTCTAGCGAAAATGTAAACGCGATATGGTCTGTCAGTGCTGTTCAACGTATATCACGTTCACTTGCCTTGATAAACCCGG